TCCTACACTGGATTGGCGCTCAAGATCGGCGGCGCATCAAGCACAGGATATGTGACAGTCAATAAGGGAGCCTCCAACTCCAGCGGTTTCTTTGCGTCATTTGACCAATCTGGCGTGCGAAACGCTTACTTTGGTTATGCGCTGTCAACCGCTGTCTATGGCTCATGGGTAGAAGTCAACAAGCCTCTTCTGTTTGCTACGAATAACACTGAACGTATGCGTATTGATGGCTCTGGTAACGTAGCCATTGGAACGACCACGTTTTCAGCGGGCTCAAAACTTGAGGTTGCAGGGAACGCGGTATTAACTGCGGCGACATATGCATTTCTTGGTGTTAACAGCGGGGCTGTCCAATCTCAATTTGCGGCGAATGGCGGCGGAACAGTTGATGTCCGCGCTGTGTCAAACCACCCACTGACGTTCTTCACGAATAATACTGAGCGTATGCGTATTGATACCAGTGGTAGGGTTGGCATCGGCACAAGCTCTCCTACCGCAAGACTGACGGTGCTAAATCTAGGCACAACTGATCCGCGAGCTTTGGTGTTGCGTGGCCAGAGGAGTTTTGCTGCCGAGACGCATGGCGCAACGTCTCTTATCGCCTTGTCACAGGGAACGGAAGGTACGCACGATCTAGGTGCAATTCGATTTGAGCAAAACCCAAGCACCGCAGATGGTCACGGCGCTTTGGTCAGCTTTTTTGTCGGTGGAAACTCGTCTTCGTTCCCATCAAGCTCTGAGTTTATTAGAGGGACATCGATTACCTCTTCTGTTGGTGTTGACAATGTTCAAATCCGCACAGCCGGTTCTGAGCGTATGCGCATAACCAATACCGGTAACGTAGGTATAGGGACGACTGCTCCGCTAGGAGCATTGCAGGTTTCAGGTGACATATACACATACTTTGGCGGCAACTCTGCTGGTTCTGGTGGTTCGTATTATTTTGGTATTGCAACATTCCCAACCTACTCTCCAATGGCTGCAATCAAGGGTTCATTGGTAAATGCCGCTGGATCAGAGTTGCAAGGTGATCTTGTATTACAAACGAGAAGTTTTGGAACAGCAGGACAGTCACTTTCAGAACGTATGCGCGTCACTAATACCGGTAACGTAGGTATTGGAACGTCGAGCCCGCGCGCACCACTAGCATTTCCTTCAACCGTTTCAACTGCTGGTGTGCCAAACAAAATCCGCTTGTTCGATGATGGCGCATCAAATCTCTATGGCTTCAATGTCTCGTCTGGGCTCTTGGATATAATTGCAGGAACGGGCGGTGGAATTGCGTTCTATACCAATAATGCTAACGAGCGTATGCGTATCGATAACGCTGGCAACGTAGGTATCGGAACCACATCTACATCAAGTGCAAGAGTATCCATCAGTGGTGCAGGTTCAGCCGCTGCATTGATTTTAACTGGGCTAAGTTCGTCAAATTTGGTTGGCGATATCTACATCAACCGCTCGTCGTCAACTACCTCCATAGCTGCTGCACCAAATATATATTTCGCTGATGGAACGTATAACCGTGTAATTCAATCCGGCCAAGGGAACCTACAATTCTTCCGCTATACCACTTCGTGGATTGAGGACATGCGTTTGGACGCATCCGGCAACCTCGGGCTGGGTGTTACGCCGAGTGCTTCTGACGTAACAAATAAAGGGTGGTTTCAGGGCATAGGGTTTGTTCTTGGAACGCCGGGTAATGGCGGCCTAGATACATTATCGTTGGCTTCAAACGCATACAATTCGACAGGGTCAACATGGTTATATCGTGTAGGCGGCGCTAACGCCTCAAGATACGATCAATTTAGCGGCAGTCACAGGTGGTTCACCGCACCCTCCGGCACCGCAGGCAATGCCATCAGCTTCACGCAGGCGATGACGCTGGATGCTAGTGGTAACTTGGGTATCGGGACGACCTCGCCATCTGAAAGGCTCTCTGTCTCTGGTGCAATCGGCGCAACAACAACCATCCGATCATCTGGCGCAACATCTGGCATCGGCTACGCAACCGGCGCTGGAGGAACGGTCACTCAGGCTACATCCCGCACAACCGGCGTAACCATCGACAAGGTGTGCGGCCAGATCACACTTGTGTCAGCCGCTGGCTCAACATCGTGGCAGAGCTTCACGGTGACGAATAGTGCCGTGGCGTCCACTGATACCATTATTGTCAATCAAAAAAGTGGCACGGACTTGTATCAAATCTTTGTCACCAACATAGCTGCTGGCTCATTCAGAATTACTTTTGCGACCACCGGCGGCACCACGACTGAGCAGCCTGTCTTTAACTTCTCTGTCATCAAGGCTGTTGCAGCATAACAGGAGAGAAACAATGGCTATCACATATGACTGGCGGGTAGAGCAGATGGAATGCTACCCGCAACATGAAGGACACACGGACGTTGTGTTTACGGTCCACTGGCGCGTCAATGCGGCTGATGGCAACCATAACGCCACCAGCTACGGCAGCGTGGGCGTTACGCTTGAGCCGGATGCTGACTTCACGCCCTACGACAACCTGACGCAGTCTCAGGTCATTGGGTGGGTGAAGGATGCTCTCGGCGAAGAACAGGTTACTCGGATTGAAACCGCCCTTGATGGGCAGATCGCAGACCAGATCAACCCGCCGGTAGTTCGTCCGGCGCTTCCGTGGGTGGCGTAATGGAAAACAAAAATCTTTCGATTGAGCTTCCGGTTGAAGCGTGGAACATCGTTATGAACGCGCTGGGTCAGCGACCGTATGTGGAGGTGTCCGCCGTGATTGCGGAGATCAGGAAGCAGGCGGATGCGCAGACCGAAAAGCCTCCAGAAGATAGCTGATGCCAGAAGAAGACATTCGGTTTGTTCAAGGGCTGTGCCTCATCGGTGCGGCCCTTTTTCTTTTGCGCCTACTGCTTGACATCTGGCGCTTGGTTAGTCGGGAACTGCCATGACGAAGCTAAACTCCACAAGCATCGCCCGGATGCGAGGCGTTGATCCAAACCTGATCTCTCTTGCCAAAAAGGCTCGCGAGATTTCTCCGATCCCGTTCGAGATCACGGAGGGTATACGGACCAAGGACCGGCAGGCGTATTTGGTCAAGACCGGCAAGTCCCGCACGATGAAATCCTACCATTTGCGCGGCAAGGCCATTGATTTTGTCGCTATGCCGGGCGGCAAGGTTTCGTGGAACATCAAGGACTACAAGACCATCGTGGAGAAGGCGTTTAAACCGGCTGCAAAGGCTCTTGGTCTCACTGGCGCGATCACATACGGGCTTTATTGGAAAAGCATCGTGGACGGCCCACACGTTCAAATCGAAACGTGACCATCATGGAAGCTGTGCGGTTTCTGATCGTTTCTATGATCTATACCGCCGTTCTTTTTGGGTTCGCGTTCCTATTGACCGGCTGCGCGGTTGAAGGCGCGGGTTTTGAGAATAGCGGGCGACACGCAAAGCCGGTTGTGTGTCGTGAGATACGGCCCGGCTACACGCAATGCAGGAGTGAATGATGATGCTTGTCGGATTTCGGACCTATATCGTTTCCGCCCTGACGGCGGCTTTCGGTGCGCTTGCCGTCGTTGACTGGGAAACCTTCCTGCACGATCCGAAGGCTGGCTGGTCGATCATCGCCATGTCGGTCGTCATGGCTGTCATGCGGTCGATCACCACGACGCCGCCGGCCCTGAAATGATCAGCGCGATCCTGTCGGTTGTCAGCGGCCTGTTTTCGGTCGCTGGCAAAGTCTTCGAATGGCTTTACGCCAAACAACTGGTGGACGTCGGCCGTGTGCAGGAAAAACTGGAAACCATTAACAGACAGGTGCGGGACGCGCAGATCGCTGTCGCTGCTCGCGAAGCTGTGCGTGCTGCTACCATTCGTGACGGCCTGTCAGTCGACGAGCGAGACCCATTCCTTCGCGACTAACAGCGCAACATTCTGCGACGCTGCGAAGGCGATCTACTACAGCAGGCATGACAGCCCGCCGACGATCGCCCAGATAAAGGAACATAATGCGGTTGGCGTGGCATTAAAATGCGGGTGGCTTCCCGCGAAGAAGGCGCAGTGACATGAAAGACGGGCACCATGAAACCTTGTGGGACTTTGTGTCATCATTGTTTGAAACAACCAATGAAAAGATAACCGCAGCAATATCGGGTGCCGCTATTCTTAGTCCAGCTTTTCCAACCTTCAAACAAACGTCCGACACGGCGACGTTGTTGATGCCGATACTCGGCTGTCTTTGGCTGCTCAGTCAGATCGCCTTCAAGTGGTATGGACACTTCTCGCGGCCAAAGGACGGGCCTGATGGCACATAAGCCGGGACTGACGCGCGACGAGCTTGATCAAACCCGACGCGCGCTTGAAGCCAACGGCGGGAACGTCCGGGCAACGGCTGCTGCCTTGGGCATATCCCGCCGGGCCATGCAGCACAGGATGGCGAAACTAAAGAAATTCACGGCGCCGTTGCTGCCCAGCAAAAGCCGCGACATTGATCAGTTGATCGCGGACAAGATCGAAGAAAGCCGCCGGGCAAAAACAGCCGATGAAGCGCGCGATCTCATTCATATTCCTGTCCATATCAGTGGGCCTTTTGGCCTGCTTGTTTTGGGCGATCCGCATGTGGACGATGCTGGATGCGATTTTGAGCTGCTCGCCGCGCACCGGGATATAGCGATCAACCACCCGTATGTTCTGGCCGCGTCTGTCGGCGATTACCAGAACGGCTGGATCGGCAGGCTTGGCGTCCTTTACGGTGAGCAACAGGTAACGGCCCGCGAAGCGTGGAAGCTGGTGGAATGGCTGGTTGAGCCGCTGCAATGGTTGTTTCTAGTGGCCGGCAACCATGACTTATGGCAGGGCCAAGGCGATCCGCTGGAATGGATCGCTGGAAAGCAGGGATCGTTATACGAGCCGCACGGCGTCAGGATCGAGCTACAGCATCCATGCGGGGCTAAAACCCGTATCCACGCCCGCCACGACTTCCCCGGCACGTCGATCTACAGCCAGCTACACGGGCCGCGCCGTGAGCTTCTGATGGGCTTCCGCGATCATCTGGTGATCTGCGGCCACAAGCATACCGGCGCACAGGAAACGCTTGTCACGCCTGACGGGCTAGTGGCGCAGATCGTCCGGGTGTCGGGATACAAAGTCGCCGACAGCTACGCAAAGCAGCTTGGCTTAAAGAAGCATCCGATCTTTCCCGGCGCGCTGGTGATCATCGATCCGCGTGAGCCTGAGACTTCTCCCAACCGCATCTGGACAGCGCCGACAGTCGAACGCGGCGTCATGTTTCTGAATGCCCTGCGTGCCGACTACGAACAAGGGACAGCAAATGTCAGCAAAAGAAAACCGGCGGCTGGTGGAAGCAAACGCGTTAGCACAGGGAATACATAACCGGCTGCTGGAAACGAATACCGGCCTGCAGGATGCGTATGAAGACGCCTGCGTATGGATCGGTGAGCTTTATCTGGCGCTGGAAGCCGCTGAGCGATCTGTGTCGGCGGGCTACGTCAGAAGCAGCACGGCGCATCTCAAATGGCAGTCGGATAAGCTGACTAACCCGGTGGATGACGGCGACGCGTGGATTTCGACGGGAGGCGCAAATGGCTGATGAGGACTACGAATTCGTCGTTTCACCGGACGGCATGTCGAACCTGATCGCAGACAAGGTAGCGTCACGGACTGCGGCGTATATTGATCTGCTAGTGGAAACAAACAAGCTGAAAGACGACGCGCTTGTTGCCGAAGCGTTGGAAATGCTGAAGCGGGTGCGGCTATCGATCAGCGTGAATTCAGAAGCGACGCTCAGCACCCTGAAAGGCGGGAAGGCTAACTAGCCTTCTCTCCCTTCAGCGCGGCGCGGGGACTTCATCCCGACTTTTGAGAGCATCATCAAGCACCCTAAGCAAAGCCATGTTGCTCATCGAGTTTACCCACTCATAGAAACCCAAATCGGGCGGCATATTGCCTGCATCGCAGCACATGCGGTATTCGTGGCGTAAGTAGTCTACTATGCTATCACTCATCACTTCTCTCCCTATACGGGTTTGCGTATTAAATTGAGATATACGCACTTGCTTATTCACTCATCTTCCTGATCCCACATTTTGTATCGCCCGCTGTTACCTGTCCTGTCGCCCATGAGTGCCAGCGCGATCCGCACGAAGCACATGCCTACGGTGTAGACGCCGATGGCCGTGAAGATATGGACGATCATCCCACGCCTCCGCCGCTGTCTTTGTTAAACAAATACCAAAGCATCACATAGATGCCGACGAAGGCCAGCACGGCGAAAACGGCTTTAAGCATTCGCTGGCTCCATGATCGCAGCAACCGGGGCATCGGCCTGATCCTGATACTTGCCTTCGTATCGAAGTTCAGTCGGCTCCAGCAGTTGGTGGAAAATGATCTGCGCGATCGGCGATCCGGCTTCGATGTCGATCGGCGAATAGCCGTGGTTCGTTAGCTCCAAAGTCAAGAAGCCGTTCCATCCGGGTTCGACAATGGTGTTTTGAACCGCCAGCCCGCGCCGCGCCCATGTGCTTTTGTCGGCAACCTTAGCCAGCACGTCGTTTGGGATCGCAAACCGCTCGATCGTCGAAGCCAAAGCAAATTCGCCCCGCATTAGCCTGACGGGCTGTTTGATCCGCACGTCATATCCCGCAGGCCCAAGGCCGAATGTCATGCCGTTTGCGACGGTGCGCTCATGGAACGGCTCAAGCATCGGCCGCTGTCCGTAGGCGCCGGAACATAGAAAGCGTATTTTCTGCGCTGGCAGGATCATTCAATTCTCCATAACTAGAAGCGATACCAACCACACAGAGCGAGCAGTCGGCCGGGTTTTCCGCGTTTGAATTCTGGCTCTGGCGCAGGCTGTTTCGGGCCGTATTTTCGCTCGTTGGCGGCCTTTACTGCGGCGATACGTCGCGCCTCATTTTCCTTCCGACGAGCCTCAATTTCCTCCGGTGTCAGCTTGGCCTTGGCCCTATCGCGCGCGCGCTGGTTGTTCCGCGCCCGCATGGCTAGGTATTCTTTCCGATACTCGGGATCTTCCGCGCACCGCTGTTTGATGCGTTCATACGGCGTCACCGGCCCGGCTCCTTCAGCTCGGCGGCGAAGGCGAGGTAGGCGGCGCAGTCGATGTAGCTGTCCCGCTTCTCCGGGCTTGTCCGCATACGGGCCAATTTCACCGCAACCATAACCATTGCGATGTCGTGCGGCGTGAGCGCGCGGCCGATGATGTGGTTGGCGATCCGGGCGGCGCGATCGAAGTTGTCCTCGACGCCGCCGTAGTCCTGTCCGCGCTCTCCGATGATTGCAGACGCTTCTTCAAAAAACTTGTGCGGGTTCATGCCCAGCCTCCCCGGACAAACGAGGAACAAAACCCGTGTAGCTCTACGAGTATTTTGCGAAAAACTCGTACAGTTTCTTGGTTTGTTCCCGTCCCGTTCCGTATCGGTGGAGTGCCGCGTTCCGCTCTAAGTCTTTGTTTTTGTTGGTGGGCGGCACAGGGATTGAACCTGTGACCCCTCCCGTGTGAATGTTTCCATAAGCTATACATATCAGCTACTTACCCCAAACTTACGAGAGATTTGTATGGTTGGGAAGGCGTCGGAGGCTTTTGCTGCAGCCGACACGTCTGTGTGTTCGTATCGACGAGCTGCGTCGTGCGACTGCCACGCACCCGATGCAACGAGGCCAGAAGTGTCGAGCCCGCCGTAGCGTCTGAGGTAGGCGCCGTACGTGTGGCGGAAGGCATGAAACGACACGCCGTCGGGAATAAACACGCCAGCGCGCGCGGCCGCGCGATCAAGCCGCTGATAAAGCCGGCTGCCTTTGAAGAACCGGAACACAGCCCCCTCCCGATCGTATCCACGCGGATGGTTGGCCAGCGCGGCCACCAGAGGGGGTGGAAGGTGGACGGTGCGGGGAAGGCCGTTTTTCGTCGTTTCCACGAATGCACGGGCCTCTGAGAGGCTCAGATGCCGCACCTGTATCGACAGGGCCTCCGACAGCCGCAGGCCGGTGTAGAGCAGCACAGTGAGAAACAGGCCGAATTCCTCATCCTCTTCCGAGGCAGCCGAGATCAGCCGGCCGGCCTCCTGCGGCTCGAAGTAAAACGTCCGCGTGTTTCCCTTGGCGCCCTTCGGCCGGACGATCGGCAGATTGATCCGGTTAGCCTTCAGGATTGCGCTGATCGGGCTGTATACCTGACGGTTGCGGGTTGCCGGCGTGCCGTTGGGATGCAGCGCGAGAGCCGCTTCGTCGATCATTTCCTGCGTGATCTCGGACAGCTCAATGTCTCCCAGTTGCTTCATCAGCGGCGCGAGGAAACGCTGCTCGCCGCCGGCAAGGAAATAAGTTTTCACCCCTTGGGCGAATGTCTTTCCGCGGGGCTTAGGGGGACCACGCAGGACGGCTGCCTCGATACGCTTGATTTCGTCGCGTAAGAGCTTCTGGGCGACTTTCGCGTCACTAGTTCCAGCACTTCTGTCCACTCGGAAGCCGAGGTGCGTCCCCCTGATCCGGTAATTTTTCGAGCTGCCCGGGATGGGAGCTTGTAATTTGAGTGGCATGGCTCCAAACTCCTGAATATCTCCACGACGTCTGCCTCCGTAAACAGACGCCGCCTGCCTATTTTCTTTCCAACAGGAATACCTTTGATGGCTTCCTGCATCGTCCGGCGGTTCACGCGGAACCTTTCGGCGACCTCTTCTAGCGTCAGAAACTCAGCCATTCTGATCCTCATAGATTGATCGCCGTGGCGGTAAGGGCATTCGAGCCCTGCCCGGCTTCTCCGCCTTTTCAAACCCGCGCGACTGTATCTTCGGGCCGTCTCGTTTTATTCCCAGCGATCGCATTTTCTGCCTCTTCGCCTTAGCGATGCGCGGCATATCTTCCTTCGCTGTTTTAGTCGCAGCACAAACCAGATGGACTGGCGCCCTGTTGTCAAGATCGTTGGAGCCGCCGAGGGCGAGTGCGCGGAGATGCTCATCGATCCACTTTTCCCCGCTCCTGATCTGCTGCCCGCATATCCCGCAGATACCTTTATGCGCTTCAAATAACTTGAGACGCTGTGTCGGCGTCAGCGACTTGCGAGGCGTCGTCCCGACATCCATTCAGCGTCACTCCATGCTCAGCCGCAAACACGTCGATCAATTCGATCAAGTCCGACATCTCTTCCTTTGTCAGATCACTTGTCCGCATCCCGATCGACGTCAGCCCGCCGTTTATTCCCGGCACTAACCGCTCTTTCCGCAGGGCGCCCATGAAGAGATCCTTCCAGTCGTCCGGCGTCAGCTTCTGCCCGTGCCAAGCGAGCTGCGTAGATACTTCTGTCAGCATCGCCCACATGCGATCGTTTTGCGGCAGCGTCCTGCGCGGCGACTTGAATTCGATCCTGCTTCCGGGCGGCGCCTGCCGTATCCACCGGCAGGCCCTTTCCCGATCGTCAGCCGTGCGTAGGGTGACGAGCGCCCGGCTCATGCAAACGGATCGTCGTCAACGAGAGCCATCTTCGGCTTGGCGGCCGTCTTCTTCTTGAAGCGGATCGAGAAGAACTTGCCCTTCTTCCCTTCACGCACCCAGCAGTCTGCAAAATGCTCGATGTTGTTTTCGTCCCACATCGTGCCGGTATAGTCCGGGTGCCGATCCTCTTCCTTCCGATCATTCTTGAAAAGCACGGCGGTGTTTTTGTTATCGTATTCAGGCGGCATTGGCAGTCTCCTTCAGTTTAGCTTCGTGTAAACGGTAGGCGTCGCGCACCTTGGCGCGATCGTCGTCGACGAGCTTCGACAGGACTTCCTGATTATCGACGGCGAATTTCCGCAGCTCTTCCGCAGTCGACGCCAGCGTCAGTGTTTGCAAAATGGCGTCAGTCGCCTGCTTCGATGCATCGGCCGGATAGGTTTCCTTCACGGGCGCCTGCTTGGCGGCGCGCTTCGGTGCCTGCGTCGGCGTCGCATTCGCTGCATTCCCGTCGTCGTCTTCCTCGCCGGCAATACCGACGAGCGAAAAGAGCGAATAGCGGCGGCTATAGGTAAGCGCCGATCCCATTTCCTGCTGCTTCACAGGAAAGGGGCATACGGGGTATTCCGACGCGATCCACTGGCCCTGATACGCGAGCCGGGTATCCAGCATAAGCACGCCGTCCTCGACGCGCGTCGGCTGGGTAATGCTGATCCCGTGCTTGGATAATACGGAGCGGACGATGTTCAGGCCCGCATCCAGTGTGGCGTATTTCGATCGGAAGTGCGGGTTAACCGCATCTTTGGTGGGGTTTTCGATCTCGGCCTGCGCCTTCGCAAGTATGGCGTCGATCTTGTCTGTTTCTTGGCTCGTATTCACGCCCGCGCCTCCCTTATCGTGAGTGATCCCGTTTTCGATCTGCTGATAACGATCCCGTGGCCGTGCGCCTCGGACACGTCGGCCTCAACCATGTCCTTCAGTGACTTGGCGGCGACATCAAATGCTTTCGCGAATGGCTTGTTCTGTAGCCACAAGTGCGCGTGAACGCCCCACTCGTTGCTTCCCGTCATATCGACGACGCGGACAGCCTCGACAGGCACATGCACTTCGACAGCAACCGGCGGGGTGCCGTTCTGGACGCATTCCCAGAAGTGCTTTTCGGCCTCGATCATCTGCGCCTGATAGATCGGATCGGCCTCGACTTCGAAGACGTGCCAGTCAAGTGTGCCGTAGAAGACGGACATGAATGCCTTAGTCGACGTCGTCACGCGCATGTTGTGCTGCAGTTGCGGGTAGTATTTCTTCAACGCCTCGTCGCGCTTCATAAACGCGTTGCAGTGCTTGGCCTCGAAGATCGGCATGAGAGCCACGTCAGCCTCGCCGGTATCGACGACGCCGTCGAGCGTGCAGCGCATCCACGGGATTTCCTGCGAGGTGATCGCGAGCTGCTGCAGGATGATCGACTGCCCAGTGCGCTCCTGAAACCACTGGATGTTAAACGCCTCAGTTGCCTGTCCCATGCGGACAGGCAAAACCGCCGACAGATCCTCTGGCTCGGTTTCGCCGCGCTTCACCTTCCAAAGCTGGATGATCTTGTCCTTGTCTCCGCCAAGGATCACGTTTGCGTCAGAGCCGCCGATACCCAGTCGGCGCTGCTCATGCCATTCCGGCGTCATTTCTCGTCCCTTCGATTGTCAGGTTGAATGCGTCGATCGCCGCTGCGAGCCGCTCTGCGTGCCGCGCCTGCACGGCGAGGTAGATCGTCTCGCCCGTGGCGTCCTCGGTGTCGTTGATCGTCATGGCGGCGAGCCCGTCGTCAGTGATCCTGATCGACAGATCCGGCAGGCCGTAGAGCCGCCAGCTCTCAATGCGCTGGCGCTGCATTACTGCCCCCGGCGGCGAGCTGAGCGGACGGCGACGACGGTGTCGTGGATCAGCCAAATGGCGCACAGGCCAAGCGGCGGCGCGACGACAATGGCAGTGGCTACTGCGTTGACAGACATGGGTTTCTCCTTGCTCCAGTAAGTGTCACTGTAATTCTGAATTTCAGAACCTGCAAGCCCGATCCCAAAATATTATTTCGCTTTTCGGAATTTTTCGTGTTAACCATTTCTGTTATGAGTGCGCGTATGGATATTGAGTGGATCGTCGAGGGCTTGAAAAAGCCCGGCAAAACTCAGGCAGGCATAGCGAAGGCTATGCGCCGATCGCCATCAATGGTGACGGCAATGCTCAAGGGTAAGCGCGAGTTAAAGGCGCGAGACATCGCCGTTATCGCTCGCTATTTGGAAGTCGATCCGCCGTCCGCGCCGCCCATAGATCCAAGGCCACAGATCAGGACGGCAATGATTATTGGAGACGTGGCGGGCGGTGTTTGGACAGAGCCGGGCGTTGAATTTGAGCCGATACCGACAACCGTTGTCATTGACGAGCGTTGGGGCGCCAGCGACGTTTTCCTGCTGCGCGTCCGTGGCTCGTCGATAAACCGTCAAGCAAAGGACGGCGATCTTGTTCTTTGCCTAAACAAGTATGCTGCGCCCCGCGACATTCGATCTGGAGACTGGGTGATCGTGGAGCGCAAGACGTCTGACGGGCGGATGGAAACAACGGTAAAGCGCGTTCAAGGCGACATGAAGCGCGGCTTTTTTCTTGTCCCAGACAGCGACGATCCGCAGTTTCAAGCCCCGATCCTGATCGGCAAAACCGATGGCGAAGTCGTTGAGGTGCGGGCTTTCGTGCTAGAGTTTATCAAGCGCGGAACTACTTTTTAGACTTTGTCTCGATCTGGGCCAGCGGTATTTCCTCAATAACTTCACCCGTTGCCGGATCTATTCTCCTGACGCCGGACGCCGCGCCCATCTTCCCAAACCCGTGAGCGCGCTCTCTGATGGCTCCCACAGTGTAGATCAGCCCGCCCGGCTGTCTCTTGCTATCATTGACGAGATACGCCCCAACCTTCTTGGCTCTGGCGTGCGTTTTTTTGCTCTGCTTTGACATCGTTGGCCTCAAGACATAGCTCGCCCTGCCCGTAGTCCCTTGGCCCCCCAGAACTGGAGGAGCGGCCCGATAGGCGGGCCTTACCAAGAAGGGCAACCAGACCCAACTCTCATATCCACCCGCTGCCCTGTATCGGGGGCCAGCCGCCTTGGCCCGGAGTATGTCGCCCATCCGGTGGCTATAGGTATTCTGAGGAGCCAATAAACTTGCGGGTATCTGGTGGGCCGTGTCGGTCGGTTGCCACCGGCTCGGGACGCCTTGGTTGTCCGGCGCTTGCCGGGTTTCGCAGTCACGCTGCCAAGGTTTGAAGCCTGATTTGCCCAGATGAAGCTCTGGGGCGGCTGTCGAAAATTAGGCTGAAGCTCGATCGGCTCTTGGCCGGGCTCCTGACGTCTGCCCGTCAGGTAAACAGTGGCTTTGTGTGTCTTTCGACGCGCACCACACACCCGTCAGGCTGGCGGCCCTTGGGAATTGCGTTTTCCAGAATTGCGGGGTATTCTCACCAGCATCGGTTCTTCCTTTGTTTCACCGATCACGGCCCCGGCGTCTGGCAACGCGCGGGGCCTTTCTTTTCTACTACACCCCCAAAATTCTGTCTAGCAGAATATTCTGTTTTTCCGATGCTCTTTTTACCTTGCATGTTCTGAATTTCAGAATTATAGTTGGGCATGGCTTGGAACCCTGCACACCGAATTGTCATGCTGCTTGGAGGCGAGAAAAACGTCTCGCAGGCGCTTGGGATAGCAAGATCAGCACCTTACCGCTGGCAATACGGCCGTGATCGCGGCGGTATGGGCGGACTGATCCCGGCAAAACACATCCCAAAACTGATCTGCGCAGCGAAGGCGCGCGGCAAGCGTCTCGGTTTCAAGGACTTCTTCGAAGAGCCATCGGAGGTCTGAATGAGCGCCGTCTACACGCACGCCCAGCTTCTCGCGAACCGCGTCGAATACCTGATCCTCGCTGGCTACACCCGCGAGCAGGCTGTCGCGCTCGTTTACGGCTGAATACCGGCTCCGCAGCGGTTCTGCGGTTTCCTCCCCAACTGCTCGGGCTTCGGCCCGGGCGTTTTTTCGAGGACATTATGCAAATTACAATAAACGATCGCATCCGCTCGCACCTTCCGACACTTTCGGAAGAGAGCTATCGGCAGCTTGAAGCAAACATATTGCGTGACGGCTGCATTGATCCTTTGGTTTTATGGATCGACGAAAACCTGAACAATGTATTGGTTGACGGACACAACCGTTATTCAATTTGCCAAAAGCACGGCCTTCCGTTCAACCACATCCACGTCGAATTCGCCGATCTGGACAGCGTCATTGAGTGGATCGAAGACTTTCAAGCGGGCCGCCGCAACCTTCCGCCAGACTGGTTTGCTTATTATCTTGGCCAAAAATACGAGCGCGAGAAGAAGGCGCAGAACGACGGCGGTGCAGGCACCCCCAAAGCAACCGGTGATCAAAATGATCACCGGTTGAAGACTGCTGAAAAGATTGCAGCCGATCACGGAGTTTCTGCTCCGACAGTTCGCCGCGCTGCCGAGTTTGCCCGCGACGTTGAAGCGATAGCAGACAAGGTCGGCGACGAGGCGCGCTCTGAAATACTTGACGGCGAGCTGAAGGCTACCCGCGCCGACGTCCATGAAGTCGCCGAAGCGTTGCAAGACGAAACATTGACGTTTTCCAGCGCAAAGGAAGCGTTTGACTGGGTAAAGCAGCAGCGTCAGGAAAAGGCCGACGCTAAACGCGCAGCCAGAGACGAGCGCCTTATAGAATTGAGCGCCGGAAATTCTCCACTGCCGTCTGATCGCAAATACCCGATCATCTACGCAGATCCGCCTTGGCAATACGACTTTTCGCCATCAACAGCACGGTCGGTTGAGAACCATTATCCGACGATGCCGATCGAAGACATCATGGCAATGGATGTTGCTTCGCTTGCGACTGACGATGCTATTTTGTTTCTCTGGGCGACGCCTTCCTTCATCAAAAAAGGCATTTCTGTTCTTGAGGCGTGGGGGTTCCAGCTCGCAACGTCGATGGTTTGGGTGAAGGATAAAATTGGAACCGGAATTTACGTCCGACAGCGTCACGAATATCTTTTGATCGGAAAGCGCGGAAACCCAATTACCCCTCGCCCCGGATCTCAGCCGGATAGCGTAATTGAGGCTCCCCGCGACAGGCACAGTGCAAAGCCTGAAAAAGTCTACGACATCATCGAGGAGATGTATCCGGCGCTACCAAAGATCGAATTGTTTTGCCGCTCCCCGCGCGACGGCTGGTCCGTTTGGGGCAACCAGTCAGAGGCCGCCGAGTGAACGACTGGCTTGAAGACGACAAGTGGCAAAAAGAGCAGCGTGACGTTTTGCTGGCTCCGTTTTTTTACGGACAGCACGCGCGCGACGGCCGCTATGTCTTTATGGACAAGGGCCGGCTGGCGACTGTCCTCCAGAAGCGGTTTGCCGTCGACACCGTCATGCAATGCAAAAGTGGTGCATCTGTTTGCATAGAAGAAAAGATCGTCAGGTGGAAAGGTAAAGTCTACGACGCGATTTGCTTGGAGACGCATAGCTGCACAAAAGAAGGCCATGAAAGCGATGGCTGGATGGTTTACGGCGAGGCAGACTATTTGCTGTATTGCATGCAGCAGGCTGATGGCTCCCTGCATGCGTATTTGATCGACTTCCCGAAGCTAAAAGAATGGTTCTGGCCGCGCGTCGACAGCTTTGCTGTTTTTGGCCCGTTAAAAA